TCTTCCGCTCAACAACCCGTTGTAGATGATTTCTATCCGCGGGAAAACCCCCTCCCACCACCCCCTCCTGCTGTAGCTTCCACTGAACCCAATGATTGCAAAGGAAAACCAAAAGTATCCTCGAGCGAAATCTTAGCCTTAATTAATGAAGCGAGGCTTAAAATACAACAAGCAAAAAAATGTGGCCTTGCCGCACCTGCTGCAGGGGGGCGTAGAAAAAAAACACGCAAAAGACGTCGTTAAATTAAAATACATGATTACAGTATATTGTTTTTAACAAAGGATTCAAATATATATAAGTTACTTCACAAGACATTTATCAAATGCAATACACCGACCATTCGTTTTGTTTTCATAATATTATATTTTTACTTATTTTAGTCTTCTTTCGTAATACTTCCCATCTATTCCACATAATCCTTCGTCTTTTCTACAAGTTTCTATATCTAAATATAACTCGTTTTCACAATAAAATTTATTAGGTTCTTCTATAACAAATGGCTCTGTTAAATTTATAAAATGTCGGCATTTTGCATCTTTTGAACATATGCCGTGATAATATTTACATGTTTTACATTTTATATAAAATGGTAAAAACATTATTATTGTATTCCAAAATAATACCATTATTATTATTATTATTATATGTGTTTTTATTTATTTATTGTATATTATTTACTTTGTATAATATATATGGCAAAAACTAGAAAATCCTATAAATTAAGGCGTTATAAAACAAGACGTAATAAAATTAAACGTAATAAAAAAACTTTAAGAAAAGGTTTAAGAAAAAGACGCAAAAAAAAAAAAAACTTACGCGGAGGAGCATTGAGTGAGAAAACCGTTGATAAAAGAATTGAAGATTCTGAAAAACAGATTCGAAATATTGATTCGTTAAGTAAAGAGGAACTTGAAAAATTAAAAAATATACTTGATGCGACCAGTTATGAAATTGCTAACAGTGGCATAAAAAAAAATGATGGGGACGACATGGGAGATGAGGGGGTCAATAGGCGGGAACAAAATCTAGAGACAATGACTAAAAAGGTCCAAGATAAACTCGATGGACTTAACAAACCGCCGTCAGGGGGCCCGATAGACACCGACCCAGAGAAAGTCCAGCCACCCTCTGAAAAAGTCGTTGAATCAGCCTCTGAAGAACCCGTTGAATCAGCCTCTGAAGAACCCGTTGAATCAGCCTCTGAAGAACCCGTTGAATCAGCCTCTGAAGTGGGGTCTTCAGGCGACGCGGCAGAGCAGCCGGCACAGGTGGAGTCGTCAGGGGAACAAACTAAAGAAGATGAATGTGGAAAAAAACATGGGACAGTTCAAGAGCTTACAGGCCAAGTTCAAGAAGTGGGCGAAAAAGTTAATAAACATATAAAGTGTATAACAAAGAAAAAAACAACAGGTGGAAAAAAACCACGAAAAAGAACACGGAAAAGAAGACGGAAAAAACGTCGTTAAACTAAAAGGCATGATTACAGTATATTGTTTTTAATAAAGGATTAAAATATATATATTTTTTTAAATCAAAAAAATTACACCTTCGACAAATATTATCACATACATTAACCACTATAGGATGTTTTCTATTTATTATATTATTTCTAAAATTTTTATTCATTAAATAACTATTCATTTCTTTGTTTACTGATAGTAATTTTATTAAAACATCATTTGATAAATAATATAATATTTCATAAATAATATATTTATCTATTTTTTTCATTTATAAAATTGATATAAAATAAAAATTACTAATACTAATATTACCAATGGTTACTTCAAAAGACATTTATCAAATGCAATACGCGGAACATTCAGATGTTAATAAAGAATTTTATGCTTTTGTAAAAGTATACTCTATATTTATGTATCAGACTATTCTTATTATTGTTTGCAATCTTTTTAAATTTATCTACTTTATACTATGTCGTATTGGAACATATTTATTTATTTCATGGGACTGGTCCATGGACAAACTTGGTAAAAAAAGAATTATATTAGACCGTGCTGGAAAAGACCCTTATCTTATTAGATATTACCTTTTATTTAAAGAACGTCGAAATTTTCCTATAAATATATTTATTCATAAAATTATTAAAAGTGATGAAGAGGATTTACACGACCATCCATGGCCCTTTTGGTCTTTTATTATACGCGGAGGATATTATGAAACTACACTAACTTCTAAACAAGAAAAAACTACTACATGGTATCCGCCTGGTTCCTGGATAAAAGTAAAATCTAATCATCTTCATAGAATACAACTTAAATCTAATTCACCATGCTGGACTTTGTTTATACCGTTTCGCCGCGAAAAAAAATGGGGATTTCTCAAATCCGTTCAAAGAAATAGACCTATGACACGTTCTGTATCTGCTCAAAATATAAAACAGGAAAGTTTTCTATGGGTTCCTTCTCATGTATATCTTAAAAATAAATCTAAATAGATCATAATTATGGTAAAATATGTTATTAATAAATTCTTCATTAGATTATACTTTATTGTTTACTTTATACAATTTATATATACTAGCTTTTAATTTTTTGCTTACTGTGTCTCTACTATAATTATATTCTGCTGCTATTTCTTTTATTTTTTTTTTATCGTAATATCTTTTTTTTATTAAATCTTTTTCTACATCATCTAATACTTCTAAGTCTATTTCTTTTTTATAATCGTAATATTTATTTACATCTAGATTTAATGGAAGATAATTGTATCTTTTTATTTTATTTAAATAAATCACAAAATATCTTTTAATCCAATAACTACTATATGTTGAAAATTTTAGTCCTAGCGACTCATTGTAGCTTCTACTTGCATACAATAATCCTATATATCCTTCTTGTATTAATTCTTCTCTTTGATAATATGTAAGTGTTTTTGTATATGATTTTGCAAAATATGGAACTAATTTATAATTTTTTTCTGCGTATTTTTTTATAACTTTAGGATGATTATAACTTTTCACTATATTAAAAACTAATGTTAATTTTACTAATGTATATACAATTTTCATGTTATGTTTTAAATATAACATTTAATTTAATTTTTCAATTTTTTTCTTTTACTATATTATAATGACTCTATCAGGTGGAAAGTCCCGCAGACGTGCTCCCAAAACAGGAAAAAAACCTAAGAAGGTAGGAAAAGTTGGCTCCAAAAAAAATCCTTTCACCAGCAAAGCTAAGGCTATGAGAAGTACTAAGAAGGGCCCTAAGTTCTTCAAGAAAAAGGGAAGAACTCTTCGCTTCAAGAAGCCCAAGACTGGAAAAAAACATTAAATAATTATTAATTTTATTTCATTTAAATTACTAATTATTTTTTTATTTAATAAAACTAAATAAATACAACTTCAATATTTTATTATTATGGCGCCTCCACCAAAAACAGATTCAGACCAAAATCAATCTAGCGTAACTTCAAAACGTGTGCTATTTGTAAGAAAATGTATTGAAGAAAACAAAATTAAAAGCAAATTTGAAAAAGCCCGAAGAACTGCCATACGCGCTTCTAGAGAAATTCACGAACCTTTTTCCCCTATTAAACCATCTATACCCCTTGATTTCAAAATTATGATTCAAAAAAATCCTGAACTTGCCAGCCGATATTAAGTATTTAAAAATTTAAATTAAATATTTCATAATAATAATATTATTATTAAGTAAAATGAGTTCTAGAAATTATACCGAAAATGATATTGCCTCCATGAATGCCTCTAATATATGGAGAAATTGTATTATCTACAACAATTCCAAATCTTCTCACGATTCTCTTTATGAACTTCATCCAACCGGGGACGCTGATTTAGATGGACGCAAATATGTTTCTTTACCAAAATGTACTCTTATTACCGAAGAAATTAAAAGAAAATATAATATTATATAAAATTATATGCCACCTAATTCTAGAGACACCGATCACTCTTCTGATAATGTTATTATAGAATGTGAACCACAACTTAATATATATGAATCTTTGCAAATAAAGCTTTTAGAACTAAGAAGCAAACGAGATGCTGTACTGTTATCTCACAAATTATTAAAAAAAAAAAATGATTTATACAACAAATGTATTATCTATCTATCTTTAATTGCCGCTTGTTTTGAAACAGTTAAAGCTCAGTTAGGATTGGCGGATAGAAATGATATTATTGCTGATATGGCCATACTTGCTCCTATTTTTTTAACTACCGCGGTAACTATTATCTCTTCATTACTTAAATTTAAAAAATTTCCAGAAAAAATGGAATCCAATACCAAAGCCGCCGAAAAATGTTATTTTGCTATTATACGAATTAGACAACTTATTGAGAATCTTAACTTTCAAGAAGATTACGTTAGTAAAAATGCTTATCATAGTGAAGTTATGGTTTATTATCGTGAAGCTTTGGATAGTATTGAAAGAACTATGTATCCAAAAGAACGAACTGCCCTTTTTTTACAAGCTCAAAAAAATTTAATTGATATACAGAAAAATGAATATAATTACTCTAGTGGTTCACACCAAATTAAAAGCAAAATGGTTGACCTTGAAGAAAAAAGAATATATCTTAACAATAGAGAAAAATCTTTATACGAAGTTGGTATTAGTGATAATCTTTCTTCTAGTGGTACTCCCAGTTTATTTAACGAACCTGTTGATACTGATAATAATGGTTGCTGGCCATGCTTCGGTAAAAAAATTAAAAAAGACGTTGAATCTGGTATCAATCTTGAAGAGCTTGCCGATAAACATCATCCTCATGATGAAAAAAAGGATACTTCTAATGATTATCTCAATGATATTAGTAAATTACAAAATATTATGATAGATTTTAGTGGTAATGTAGACCCTAATGCTAATGTGGACCCTAGTGGTAATATATAATTAATATAATATAAATATTTCTTTACTACTTATATTATAATCATTATGCTTTTAAAATACTTCTCAATCTACTCGATACTTTGCTTTCAATATTCTTATGCTTTTCTTCGTAATAATCGCGGGTTCCGACAAGTAGCTTATAATCAACCAAAACAACAATTATGTCCTGGAAGAAAAAGATACATTATTGATATTGATGGTACTATTTGCACAAAAACTAATAGCGACTATCCTAATGCTAAGCCTATTCTTGAAAATATTGAAGCTTTTAATGCTCTTTACGCAAAAGGACATGAAGTACATTATTGGACCGCTCGTGGTGCTTTGTCTAAAAAAAACTGGGATAATTTTACCGTTAAACAATTAATTTCATGGGGTGTAAAATATCATTCTATTAATATGGGAAAACCTCATTATGATGTATGGATTGATGATAAAGCCATCAACGCTAAACATTTTTGCGATTTTTAAAAATATATATTAATAGTACTCTTTTTTTAGTTTATCATAACTTATTTCGGATAATCAAATAACTCAAAATCTTTTTTAAATTTTTCATATATTAAGGATTTTACATCTTCATCCGCTTCCATCTTTGGTGCTATTGATTTTTTTCTGTGAGGCATTCTTTTTTTTATATTAATATCTAACTTTTTAAATAAATCGTCCACATCCTTTTCCAAATTCTCAAATCTTATCACAACATCTATATCTTCTTTATTTAAACCAAAACTCTGTTCTAAAAAAAAATGCCCAAATAATGAAAATAACTTCCAGTCTTTTTCATCACATTCTATCTTATAATCATATTTACTAGAATCATATTCATAATAACGTTCGCTCATTAAAAGTTCTTTCACATTCTTTTCTTTTGCATTTACGTCTTTTAATGCTCTACGTTTTACTAGAAAATCATATGCACTAATACATTTTGTATAAGGATTTCTTGATATTATTATTTTATAACTATCTCTATATATTTCTGGATATTCCTTTGAAAATTTTATAAGAATGTCATTTTGTATCATAATAATATCATTTTCTTTTATATCTGATAATTTTCTTTCACCATTGCATCTATCATACGTTTTCACATCCCCACATCTCTCCAAATGTTCTAAAAATGACGTTCCTCCTGTTTTTGCTGTTTTTATGTACAATAAGTATTTCTTATTATTAGGTAATAACATTTATACTATTCTATATAAAATTAACATGAAATAAACATAAACTTTATATAAATAAATATAAATAAATATTTATATAAATGAATCTATTAAACAAACTTCCTGATGAAATTTATAAACATGTTTTTTCTTATGTTTTTTCACCTAAACAATCTATTAAACGCTGGGACTCTAATAAAGAAAAATATACCCATTTAAAAATTAACAAGTGTGCTATTTGTAAACGTCATGCTAGTACTGTCGCTGTATTTCACGTATGTAGCTTCTGTTTCCCATATAATAATTATGTTCAAGGTAATAAAATCTACTGTGAAGATACACTATTTTGTTGGTTTTGTATTCATTAAATTTTTATTTTCTAAAATATAAAGTAATAACGCCATACGAACATATACACCATTCTTTACTTGTTCAAAATATTTACATTTTTTATTATTATCTAGTTCTGGAGAGATTTCATTATTCCTCGGTAAAGGGTGAAGTACTATCATATTATCCTTTGATATATCCAGTATCTCTTGCGTTAATTTTATTTCATATATATCACCCATACCTTCCTCATGTCTCTCCTTCTGAATACGCGTCATATACAAAATATCTATTTCCCCTATTATTTCTTCCATACTATTATAAAAACTATATCTATTCCTATCTATATCTAACTTATCTATATCTGGTCTAAGTTTTGAACACGTTATAAATACATATCTTACATTATATTTCATCTTCTCTAATAATAATATTAACGAATTTATCGTACGACTATGCTTTGCATCTCCACAAAATCCTATCGTAAAACTATTGCTTGTTAAATACTTTTGTATCGTATATAAATCTAGTAATGCCTGTGATGGATGCTCTCCGTCTCCATCTCCTGCGTTTATTACTGGTAAATTAGTATATTTCGCACAATTTTGTACTGATTCTTTACACGGATGCCTAATTATCATTCCCTCACAATAATTTTCTATCGTTTTTATTGTATCTTGTAGACTTTCTCCTTTTTTAGAACTTGAATATTCATCATGATAATTTAAACAATTTCCTCCCATTTTATATATCGCGCTTTCAAATGATAATTGGGTTCTCGTTGATGGCTCGAAAAATAAACAACCTATCGTTATACCTCTAAGAATTTGCGAATAATGTTCTGGATAACTTATTATTGAATCTGTTCTTGATAATATCTTTTCTATTGTAGAACCCTCCATACTTCTTATACCTAACACGCTATTTATATGCATTATTTTTTATTATTAATAATTAAATCACTTTAAATATTTATATTATAATACTTATATGAATATTGTTGCTGGTATTCAAGTATACGAAGAAGAAGATTTTATAAAGCCTACATTACTAAGCTTATTGCAACTTTGTGATAAAATTATTCTTGTAGAAGGTTGCTGGATTAACACCTACAAACATACAAATAGCAGAAGAAGTAGAGATAAAACTATTGATATTATTAATGATGTCATCCATAATCATGACCCTGATAACCGCATAGAATTACATTTCTTTAATGGAAAAAATCAAAAAGAACAAAGAATTCATATCTTAAATCTCTCCTTGAAATATAAACCTGACTGGTATTTACAAGGTGATGGTGATGAAATTTTCCACGAAAAACATATCCCTATATTAAAAAATATTATGAATACTACTGATAAACATGCCATTAATCCTAATCATAAATTGTTCTGGAACGATTTAATCCATTATGAAAACTGGCGACCTTCTGGAAGGTTTTTTAAATTTAAAAATTTTGACACTTCTAATTTAACCTATGAAGACTGTAATTCTTATGGTCATAAAAATAATCCTTATTATTTTAAACTAGATAATATTTTAATCCCCAACAATATATGTATATATCATCCTTCATATGTTAAAAATTTTGAACGTCAGCGTTTAAAATGGCTACATAGGACTTTAGATGATAAAAGATTATTTCCTCATGCTTTAGATACTAAATTAAAAATGGTATATCGAAAAACCTTTTCTAATCCTATTGATTTTCAAAATTCTTTACAAAAATTACCTCTTCATGAATTACCTTTAGTATTACGTCAAACATTATAATATTTGTAAACCTCTTTTAAAGGTATACCAAAGGTTGTGAACACGCTTTCATTTTTAATTATTTTTTTTTATCAAGTAAAGCTGGAGAGATTTTATCGGATGTTAGTTTTTTTTTTTTTTATATATATATATATGCGTTTTAGCAAAAAATGTAAAGGAGGATCCATTCGAGAACGCGAAGACCTGCGCTCCCCAGAGGAATACAAGGACGATCTAGAGAAAGCCAAGAGCGTTATAGAGGGGGACCCCCTCCAGCACGACCCGCAAATTCTCAGCAGATTGCAGGACCCTATTGGCGTTTTCCCCGTCCCCAGCATCACGTCTACACCAACACATCCAATTCCGAAAAAACCCAAGACAGGTGGCAAAGCAAATAGAAAATCTCGTAAAAAATCAACACGAAAGACTAGAGCGACTAGAGGTAAATCTGTGAAGAAACGCAGAAGAAGAAGAAGAACCCGTGCTAAGAAATGATAATTTTAAATAGTGCGTTTTTTTCAGTAGAAAAATTGAAATTAATATAATACGTTATATACTATATTACTTTATATGGAATATTATCCACATACAATAATACATAAAATTCAATTGAAGAAGACTGACAAATTTTATGTGTTAGAAAAAATGCAATATAACTTATACGAAGTAGATATAGATTTTGATGCCGCACATGATGAATGGACTAAAAATAAAAAAAAGGGTAAAAATGGAACCTATAAATATATAAAAATGAAATAAACATATTTTTTATATAGTATAACAAAAATGGATATACTATATAAATTACCTTTTCCACAAGAGGTTTGTAATAAAATATTTAGATTTGCTGCATGCAAATCACCGCATACTGACTTGGGAAGTGCTATACTAAAAAATTTAATTGGATTATATATTTACAATAAACTTGTAGAAAGAGGGGGCATCGTGCTAGATGGCGACGGAAATGTGGTGGAGTTTCGGTCGACCGCGGGTTGCACCAATTATGAAAATAAAAATAAAATGACCTTTGACATCGCCCGCCTGATGTCGTTGCCGAAATTAACCATGATTAACCTCAGCAGCACGTCCGTTGTAGGGGACATTGCGCACCTGAAATCACTGTCGAACTTGAACAAGATTGTTCTCCAAAATACGTCCGTTGTAGGGGACATTGCGCACCTGAACTTGATGCCGAAATTAACCATGATTAACCTCTACCGCACGGGCGTCTCTGGACACATCACCCACCTTACGTCGCTGCCGAACTTGAGGTCGATTGAAATCTCCTACACGCACGTTGAAGGGAAATCATCGGAATTTCGCAATTACCGTAAAAGTGCTGGTTTAAAAAAATGTCATATTTATTTTAATCATTTATAAAACGTACTCTCAAAGGTATATTAAAGGTTGTGAACACTCTTTCATTTTTAATTATTTTTTTTTATCAAGTAAAGCTGGAGAGATTTTATCAGAGGTTAGTTTTTTCTTATATATATATATATATATAATATGCTTTTTAGCAAGAAATGCAAAGGAGGAACCAAGCGAGCACGCGATGAAGACCCGCGCGATACAGAGCAAACCCCGAGGAGGATCACGAGGAGGAGGAAGAAAAGAAGAAAAATAAAAAAGTCTCCATCGCCGAGTGTTTCTTCTGCAGAAGAAGAACTTCCTCCTCCTCCTTCTTCTTCTCTTCCTCCTGCTCCTCCCCCTGCTCAAGATTCTCCTACTCCTATGTGGGAAGGCCCACAAAAACCCGCCGTCGTCATCGCCGGGGAGTCTTTTAAAAAATCACCAAGAAGAAAAAAAAAGAAAGAAACCCGCAATGGTAGAAAAAAGAAAGGTGTAAAAAGAAGGAGAAAAGGTAAAAAAACAAAAAAAGGGTTATAAAGTATAAATGAGAAATGACTTGTATAAAAAAAAATTGAATCACATGATTCCTTTTTTTTTTACATTACCCCAAATCAAAGATGACCGCTTTCGAATCTCCCGTAAACAGGAAAAATATCGCAGTATTTATGGACCCCAGTACCGAGATTGACGATGAAATTCTTGCCTACGTTCTAATGCAACAGGAAACTTCCAACACCGACGTATTCTTCGTATGTGTCCCAGGTATTACTGCCAAGCACAACCCCACCGAGGATGAAATCGAACACCAAGTTCAGAGACGCATCCAGCGTATGCGTGATGTATTCCCCGACCGATTCGGAGGCATATGCAACGCGTGGCGCCCACGTCCAAACGATAACACGTCATCCGTGTTTGTGTTGTGTTCCTACTATACATTTCAAACCGCAGTCGAGTTTGGTGAAATCACCATTGATACGCTACTTCATGTCGCGCCTTTGTGGCACATACCCGCATCCACCCTCGAAGTCTTTAACTTCAATCAACGTATCTTCATGGGCGACCTTAGCGACCCATCCAAGTCCATCAACGGTACCAAGGCCATGTTCAAGGGACCGCAAGGCGATGCACTCCGTGAAGAATTTATTCGTCAAGAAGATATGTTCTCTAAAATATGCAAAAACACCATAAACATTCCCACTTCATTCGCACGCCAAGTCCCTACCCCAGTCGCATTCGTCAACGCTCTTCCCGAAACCATGCGTATACCCTTGTTGAATACGGCGTTTTCGCAGTTCGTCGGTCGCCCTCACCCCAAGTTTCCCTGGGCCGAAGATATTTCTCGTGTAAATCACACCACGATTCTCAATATGCTTTCTCGCGATGTCCATGACAGCCTCTTTGCTAATATGGATAACAAAGCCATTAGTGAGGCGGAAAATTTCCTTGGCGACCATTCGAGTTGTCCTGACTACAAAAATCGTCTCGCTCAAATAGCCATGACCGTGCAACACATCACCAAGGTTGCCTACGACGGCAGTGGTTTCTCTGAAGATGCTCTAATGGACAAGGTACTCGCCAAGCAAAACTGGTCTACATACATCACCGAACACAATTCCGATTTGACACCCTTTTATGACGGACTAGCATGGGTATTCATGAAAGAAATTGAACTCCATCGTACCCTTCCCGATGTAGAGAGATGCAAGAAAGTTATTAGCGAGTTTAACCCGATTCCATCGGGGGAGACCCTCGAACCCCTTTAAGACCCGACTCCCTTTATGCGCGCTTTTTAGAACAATATTTTTTTTATCGGGAGTGCTTTTTTTTTAGTTATTGTTATACTGTGCGAACTAGCCCCGCGCCGAATCTTGTAAGATTTATGTAAGATTTGCGTGAGAATTGTCTGGGATTTGCCGATGTTATACTGTGCGAACTAGCAAACCCTTCTTGTGAGATTTATGTAAGATTTATGTAAGATTTATGTAAGATTTGCGTGAGAATTGTCTGGGATTGTATAAGTACTCTTTTTTTAGTTATTGTTATACTGTGCGGCCTAGCCTCTTGTTATACTGTGCGAACTAGCCCCGCGCCATTCTCGCGCCATTTTACTAGCAATCCCTAATCTATTTTACTAACATAGTGTATTAGTCCTTATAATAGCTAAGTCAGAAATGAGTGAGATAATGAGAATTGAGTACTAAAAATATTACCCTAAATCCCATGTAATTCTCGTGTAATTCTCGTGTAATTCTCGTAAAAATATCATGTACATTTTTTAATATTTCGTTATGTTATAATGGTTAAATTTAGAAAAAAAACACATCGAAAATTAAATAAAAAATCAAAACGCAGTATTAAAGGTGGT